GGGGCGACTGTGTCCGCGTACCGGACGCTTGATGGCGCAGCTCAGGAGTCGGCGGGCGGACTCGTGACGGAGCTTGGCAATGGGCAGTACCTCTACGAGGGCGTCGCGGCGGACTTCAACGCCAATTTCACGACGGCCCTGCTGTTCACGGCTGCGGATTCCATCCCCGTACACGTCCTTCTGCAGATGCAATACTTCCGAAAGGACACCGCCTACAATATCCCGTTCCTGCTGATAAACGTCAATACGAGCCAGGGCCTTACTGGGGCGACGCCTGCGGGCAAGCGCTGCCTCGACGGCGGCGGGCAGGAAAGCGTGGCCGGTTCATTCACTGAGCTTGGTAACGGGCAATATGTCTTTGAGGCGACGGTGGCGGACTTTGACGCCGATGATATTGTGGGATTCCTCATAACGGCGACGAACGCCGTGCCGCTGCACATCATAATCGACCTGCTCGAATCGTACAGCCCGACTGCCCTGACTGGCGACACGCCAGCGACCATCGTGGCGGCGTACCTGACGGGCCTCGCCCTTATGACCGTTCCTTCAGCCGCCGGAGACTGGCCGCTGTACATTTCCTTCCTGCCGGACGGGCCGGGCATAGCGCACAACGCGGGCGCAATATACAATACGACGCCCATTAAGGACGGGCGCTGGCTCAAGACGGGCGCTGTGTTCCAGCACTACGGAATACAGATAATGCTGCGGGCGACGAGCGAGGAGGCCGGATGGGACAAGTGTAAAACTTTGGCGGGCCAGCTTGACGCGGTGGCCAACAATGATGTAATAGTGAGCGGGACAACGTATCGCCTGCACAACATTTCCCGCGTAGGCGGGATAAATTCGCTCGGCGAAGAGCCGGGCACTAAGAGGCGCAGGCTGTTCTCGATGAACTTTATGGCGGCAATTGCCGAACTATGAAAGGAGTAATGCAATGGCATATTTGACAGACGGGCATCCGACAACTGTAACCTTCTACGCTCTGGGGACTGGCGTAAGCATCTTGTTCAAGGAAGTTTCCGTGACGCCCCCCGGCGTGGAGGGCGGCGGGCCTAATGACACGACCACGATGCGAAACGTCGCGTTTCGGACCAAGCAACCCAAGCATTTGAAGGAATTGAGCGACGGGGCCTGCACATTCCAATACGACCCCGCTATTCTCGACCAGATTATGTCGCTTATCAATGTGAACGGCGTCATCAGAATCGACTGGCCGGACGGCTCGGCGTGGGAGTTCTATGGCTGGCTCAATAACTTTACGCCGGGCGAAGTTGTCGAAGGTGCGATGCCGACCGCGACGGGGACTATTAACTGCAGCAATCAGGACGACGCCGGCAACGAAATCGGCCCGGACTATCAGGCGGCGGCGGCGTAGAATGGCCTGTGGCGCTTTCGGGGTAGTTGGGTATGGCTTAGGCGGCGTTTTATCGCTGGCGGGGCAGCCAGCGGCCTAATTTGACGCATTAGAGGGCAGTTTATCGGAACGGAAAGGATGAAAAATGGCTGAACAACAGTTTTCCCTCACTTTGCAGAGCGTGGAAGTCGAGCTGGACGGCCAGCCCTTCACAGTCAAGGAATTGGACGGGCAGGGCAAGGGCCAGTACCTTTCCAAAATCGGCAGCAAGATTATGATGGACGACAAGGGCCGGATAACCGGAATGAAGGACTTTACCGGCCTTGAGACGAACCTCTTGTCGCTGTGCCTCTATGACGGCGCTGGCGTGCTCGTCCCTACCCCCGTAATGAGCAAGTGGCCTTCTACGGTGCTCGGCAAGCTGTTTGAAATCGCCCAGGGCTTGAGCGGCCTATCGGAGAAAGCTCAGGCCGAGCAGGACGCCAAAGCAAAAAACTCCTGAAGACCGAGGAGCTTGGCTGGCTCCGGCTGGCTGCTCGGCTCGGTATGCCGCTCGACAGGGTCAAGGCCGAAACGTCGGCCTCGCAGTTCGCGCTTTGGATGGAGTTCTTTGAATGGGAAACGAACGCCTTCGACAAGACGTGCTACTATCTGGCGCAGATAGCGGCGGAGGTGCGGCGGGCCTTCGCAAAGAATCCGCGCTCCGTAAGGATTCAGGACTTTATCCTGCAGTTCAAGTCGGCGAGCGAACAGGCGGCCAAACAGCAGAGTACGGGGGAAATGCAGGCCGCACTGAAGATGATATTCGACCAGACGAAGGCCGCGCAGCTAAGGAAACGCAATGGCAGACCAGTTAGACCTCGGAAATCTAATAGCCCACCTGCGCCTTGACGACTCGCAGTGGCGCAAGGCGGTGTCCGGCGTGGCGACCTCTCTTAACCGGGCCGCAGCCAGCATAGGGGCCGCCGGGCGCAAGATGTCGATGTACGTCACCGCGCCGATTGTCGGGGCGTTCACCTATGCGACTAAGCAGATGATGGCTCAGGAGAAGGCCAGCAAGGCGCTCAGCGCCGCCCTCGCCCAGAGCGGCATAGTCTCCGAGTCGGTGACCGACAGTTTTGAGCGGTTCGCCAGCCAGCAGCAGCGGCTTACGAAGTATTCGGACGACCTGATACTCTCCACGATGGCGCAGGGCAAGAACCTCGGCGTGCAGGCGGGCCAGCTTGAGACCGTGACGCGGGCCGCGATGGGGCTGGCCGCGCAGTACGGCAAGGAGCTGCCGGAAGCTATGATGCTGCTGGGCCGTGCGTCTCAGGGTTCGACCGCGATGTTGGCGAGGCTCGGCATTGTCCTCGACGAGAACCTGACGGCTGAGCAGAAGTATCAGGAGCTAATCAAGAGGGGCCTTGCCGCCTATCCTATGGCCATTGCGGAAGTCCAGACTATGAGCGGCGCGCTTGCGCAGCTCCGCAACTCCATTAGCGACGCGGGCGAGTCGCTCGGAATAGAGCTGTACCCGTACATCTTCAAGGCGCGGGACGCCATAAGGACTTTCTTGGACTGGTGGGAGCGCGTGCCGCAGGCGACGAAGGCGAACATCGTCCAGTGGGGACTCGTGGCGGCGGCCATCGGCCCGGCGCTATTGGCGCTTCAGGGCGTTATCTGGGCCGTCGGCCTTGTGGGTACGGTATTCGCCGCGCTTACCAGCCCGATTATAGCGGCTGCGGGGCTCGCCTACGTCTTCGCGGCTCAGTGGGACATCCACCTCAACGACGTGAAAATCTACATCAAGGCACTCGGGACTGCTTTTCAGGAACTCTACAACTGGCTCGGCAGCAAGACGAGTGCCTTCTTAGCTTGGTTTGTGGACAGTTGGAAGCGGGCACGGGAAGCCGTAGAGAAGGGAAGCTCCACCTGGTACCAGTCTATGGGAGCGGGGATGGAGAGAATGGCAGTTGACTTTGTCAGCACCATATCCGGTGCAACAGCTTGGGCCCTGAGCGGCGGAAAACTGTCATTCGCCGAAGCGTTCGTCCAAACAGAGGAAGAAGTGAAGAGTTTGGCTGGACGGACGGCGGACGCAATTAAAGGCACATTCGCTTTAGTCCCCATATACACGGAGGCGGTTGCTATCGGCGTCGGCGAAAAAGTAGGCGGCTACTGGGAAAAGACGCTTGAGCGGATGAACGCGGACTACGAGAAGTTCGTCAGCGCAATCAAGGCCAAAATGGCCTCTATGCAACTGACGCCGTTCGGGGCGGCTATGGAAACGGCGAACAAGTGGATTGGGGAAATGCCGTGGTCACAATTTGAGTCGTTTCAAGCTGCAGCGAGTAAAGCGATGCCAAAGGGCGCAGTGGCCGAGCTTGAACAAATGCAGGAAGCCGTCTTTGCTTTGAAAGAGGAGCACCGAACGCTCGGAATGATAAGCGAGGAGCGGGAGCGGTCGCTGACTACGGCGCGCTTCCAAATGCAGGTGCAGAAGGCGCTCGTGAACGCGACCGAAGATGAGCGAAAAAAGATAACCGAGCTTGCCGCTGAGCACAAAAAGTACCTCGACTTAATCGAGCAGGGCCGCAGAGGGCCGCTCGCAATGACCGTGCAGATACGGGAATGGGCGCAGGAGGCCAGCAACGCATACGAGCAACTCGGCCAAGTGATAACGAAGGCGCTTGATTCAGCTACGGACGCCATACAGCAGTTCGTCACGACGGGCAAGATGGGAATCAAGGAGCTTGCGGCGGCGATACTAAATGACCTGCTCCGCGTGATAATCCAGACGCAGATAACGGTCCCCCTCTGGACACAGATGCTGCAGCCCGCGATGGGTGCAATGTTCCCCTCCCTTTTTGGGGCTGCTGCGGGCGGGGCGGCTGCCGGAGCGGGAGCGACTACTGGCGGTGCTGGCGTCGCCAAGTTCGGCATAGGCGGGGCGCGCGGACTCGTGTTCGGGCAGGGCCAGCTAATACCGCTTGCGGCGGGCGGAGTCATAGCATCGGCGTCTTTGCTGCCGTATGCGTACCGCAAGACGGCGCTCATCGGCGAGGCCGGGCCGGAGGCCGTGATGCCCTTGGCTCGCGACTCGGGGGGGCGCTTGGGCGTGCGGGCGGAGCAGCCGCGGGTGAGCGTGGAGAACCGCCTGAAGGTCGTCAATGTCTATGACCGCGAGGAGATGCTTGCGGCGATGCGCTCCGACAGCGGCGAGAAGGTAGTGATGAACATCCTGCGGCGAAAAGGAGTGATATGACATGGCATATGAGATCGGTACCGCACAAAATTACCTCGACTTAATGGACAGGCTAAGGCTCTTCGTCACCGACCCGTACAGGGCGATGGAGTCGGCGGGGACGGACATCGACGAAATCGATCCGATAGCAATAGCTGACGTCTGGACGGTCAAGCGCTGGGACACGGATTGGGACGGGGACGGCGGCTACGAGCTGATTCTCGGCGGCCCTGGCGTCTCGGGCGTGGACGACATACTCGTCGGGATGCAGTCTTGGAAGGTGACGGCGGTAGGGGCGTACAACTGGTGCCTCGCCGGCTTCACGGGATTCTCGGCGGCGGCGGACTTCCTCGACCAGGCGGGCTCTCATAGCGCCACAAAGACGAACATGCCGCAGATGCTCCTGAACAACGGCTCGATGAAGTACTGGTTCTTCGCCAACGGACGACGCATTTGCGGCGTTGCAAAGGTCGGCGGGACGTACTATGCGGCCTTCTACCTCGGCTACATTCTGCCCTACGGTACGCCCGCCGCCTTCCCGTACCCGCTCGCAATAGGCGGCTCGGCTGCGTACAATTCAGGGAGTACCGCCTATCAGGTGTACAGTACGACAAATTACTTCAATCGCGGGTACGTCAGCCCGCCCTGCTACTCACTTTATAACTATCAACGCTCGTCTTTGATATTCCTGTGCGGGGGCTGGCTTGATTTCGGCAACTATGACAACGGCAATTTGGAGGATAGTGCCTACGCTGACGGACGGAATATGTGGCCGTTCATTCACGGCGAGTACGAACTGACGAATGAGCCATCCTTCTTCGCCTGGCGGATGGACAAGAACCCTGTCAATGAGCCGCCTTTGTGGCCAATAATCCTGACGACCATCTCGCCTGACAAGAACATCTTCGGCGAGCTGCACGGAGTCAAGGCCGTCCTCGCCGAAG